GAGGGCGAACTCTGGCGCGTCAGACCGATCTTCACTGAGACTGATTACGCTCCGGAAACCGAACGGCTTTATCGCCCCGGAGACCGCCTGACACCCATCCATTCCCAACACCGCTGAGAAATTGCTGACTAACACATTGATTGCGAGCTGCTGCTGATGTAACTCAAGGGGCGGAGCATGCCCGGGGCTGGTATGCCCTAAGAACTCGCTCCAGATTTGAATTCGCTGCGAGAGATGAACTAAATCGCAGGAATATCGACGCCTGGCTTCCCACATTTACGGAAGAGTCGCGCTGGTCGGATCGCGTCCAGCTCGTTACCAGGCCGCTCTTTCCGGGCTATCTGTTCGCCCGATTCAATCTTTCAATCGCAAATCAGATCCGCATTACCCGCGGAGTAGTAGAGATTTTGAGCATCGATCAAAAACCAGTACTCATTTCCGACGATGAGGTCGCCACCCTCAGACGCATCGTCGAATCCCCCGTCCCCGTGAAGTCCTGCCCATATGTGGTGGGTTCACGGGTATCGGTTGCCCGGGGCCCCTTTGCCGGGGTCTCGGGCGTAATCAGCCGCATCAAGGGCTCGACGACGCTCACCATTCCAGTCGAGATCCTCGGCCGAAGCGTCGCGGTATCAATTGATACCGCGGACGTGGAGAAAAGAAAGTAAGCATGCCCCGCACAGTAAACGACAAGACAAGCTGGTGTGATCCGATCTCGCTCCCCGAATCCCCGCTCCAGCATGTGATCCGCGCTCTCGAAATCCGGCGCGAGGCAATATCCATCGAAATCGAAATGCGCAAACGCCATGAAGCCGACGCTCGCTGAACTGGCCACGGCGCTTATCGCAGTTTTCGAGGGCCCCGAGAAGCTGACCGCATTCAAGGACTCGGGCGGCGTGTGGACGATCGGCCGCGGCCACATTAAAGGCGTGACGGCAGGAATGACGATCACCCCGGAGCAATCAGCAGCGTTTTTTGCGCAGGACATGGCAGGACTGCTCCGGATGGTCGAGGACAAACCGCTGCTCGCAGGCGCGGCTTACGTCTCATTCGGCTACAACTGCGGAGGCACAGCTTTAGCGCTGGTTCTGACCGGCATGGACACAATTGGCAATCCGAAACACACGACAGACCGGCACGGAGTCGTACAACAGGGTCTCAAATCGCGAAGACGCCTCGAGCAGCTTCTGATTCTGGCGGCATGATGTGGATCCCGCCGAGCGGCGCCGCAGACAGGCTGAATCGATGCGCAGACTGCGCGCGAAGCGGGAGCGCGAAAAACGCTGGGCAGGCTTCAGCTTCGATGAAATCTGCATGGAACTCCGGATCGTCCCGTCGCCTCAGAGCTGTCTGAATCCTCAATTCTGGAACTCCTGCGTGATGTACGAAGGTTTGCACCCAAGGACAATGAAATGAAAAAAATACTCTTTACGCTTCTGTTCGCGATTGCGATCGCGTTTGCGATTTTCGCGCCCTCGCTGCACGCCCAGTCCTCGACGCCCACCAGCTACCCGACCGGAACCATGAACCGCTGGCTGACGATGGAAAACCAGGCGGTACCGACCAGCCCGACAGTCGTCACGACCAGCAATCTGATCCTCGGCGGCGGCTGGGTCGAGTGCACCTCGGCCCGGACCATAACAATTACGGACGGGAATTCGCAGAACATTTTCCCGGCTGTGAGCGTTTCGGCGAACTCAATTGTTTCGCTCAACACGTGGGCCGGCGCCTATGTTTCCGGGGGTTTCAGTATCTCGGCCTCTGGTTCCAGTTGCACTTATCACGTGTTCTGGAGGCAATAATGAAGACGAAATTCCTTCTCTTTCTCCTGCCTCTCGCTCTCGTGGCGCAGACTCAGCCTTACCCCGCCGGATTGCCGCTATTCTCGGGGGCGCCTCCGGTGAATCCGCAGCGTAAAGGCTCGATCATCGTGGCCAATATCAACGGTACGAGCACGGGTGTTTACACGATCACAGGCGCACAGAACACCTCAGCCGGCTGCACAGCCACAACTAACATGCATGCCTGGCCAACGGCCGGCTTCCTCAGAATTGCCACCGTTACCACATCCTCAGCGAACGGGCAGACGTTTTTGCGCGCTAATCTCGATCCTGACTGCGCGGGGAGTCTCGCAGGCTCGGTCGCTCCATTTGTGGGCGGTGTAATCATTCCCGCACTCGCGCCGGCAGGAGCTTACGTCTCGAGCGACACGACGAACTATTACCATGCAGCTCAGGGCTCCGGACAGTATGCCGGGTTCGGGAAGGTCGCCAATGTCACCGCGCCTACTGCAGCCAACGTTTTCATGATCGCCTCCGAATTCGTGGACGATGCAGGCCTCTATGCAACGGTCTTAGGGTGCTTCATCGCATCCGCTCCAACCGCGAGCGCCACCCGTTACACCGGATTTTTCGGCGGGCCATCGTCCTATCAGACGAATGAACTGATCCCTGCCATTCCTGCACCGTTCGCCTCGACGCTGGCAAACTTCACGCTCTGCACGTCGACGACGCCCACGAACAACGCCACCGTAACGATCAACAAAAACGGCGTGGCCACGGCAATCACTCTTACCATTGCTTCGACCGATCCGTCTCAGGGATGCTACATCGACAGCACCCACACGGTCTCGCTGGCTGCAGGCGATTACTTCGATATCGCCGCAGTGACTGGAGCATCGACGACCCCAATCCTCGAGAACTGGTATATCCAGCTAACGCCGGCTTCGGGAACAAGCACGATGCTGGGCGGCGAGATCAACGCCACCGTAAATACCTCGGCGAAATACTCCGTTCCCGGGACGGACAACCCGAATTCAACCGCGGCCGGCACCGGACTGGGAATGCCCATCGCATGCACCGCTAGTAATCTCTATGTGGTCCAGGCGACGGCGAACGGCGCGGGTGTCACGACGACATTCACGCTTGAGAAGAATGGCGCCGACACGGCTCTTACGGGAACAGTCACCAGCGCGAGCGGAACGGGTTCATTCCCGCTCGACACAACGCACACAGTCGCTTTTGTGGCCGGCGACGTGATGACCCTCAAATACGTCACCGCATCAGGAACCAGCGGAACCATCGGCGGCTGGGCAATTCAGTGCCAGTAGGATTTATGGAAAACCAGACACCCACACCCGCGCATCACGCCCGGCTCGACACATTTTTAACCATCCTCGAGCGTTTCTCGGTTATCGCCCTGCAGTTCGCGCCCGCGATCGCGGCGCCGTTCGTAAGCCCGCAGGCTGCACAGATTATCCAGGCCGAAGCCCCTGTCGCGCAGGCGCTCGCGACCGCGATCGCCTCGACTTTCAACCCCCCGGCATAAACTCCCGGCGATTTGCTGACTAGTGAAGTAACGCGCGCGCGGGATCGCCTCCGGGCAGGGGGCTCCCGCCGTGACTCAAAGGGACTTCGTCCATCAATTTATGGATCATTGCAAGAACTGCGGAGCCTGCGAAAAGCATGTGCGCTGTGAATGCTGCGGCATGTGCCGCAACTGCGGAAAGCCCGTTGCTTTGCCGGTTTGGCATTACCAGACGGTGACTTATAGCGGCGGAAACTCCACAATTTCAGTCCCCCCGAACACTACCGGAGTTTCACTGAAGGCCTGATTCATTTCGGGCGTCGGGAATTCCCGGCCCGGATATGTACCAGGACGATTTCACTTTTGTTTCTGACCCGGGAGACTGGGATGCTTTTTTTCGGCGGGCACGTCTTCAAAGTCGTAAATTGCCCGTACCCGCCGTCTCTGGATCGACCGACGAGCCAGTGAACCCGTCAGCCTCCCTCAATAGTAAGGCCGATTTATTTAATGCCCCAAGCATTGTTTCAGCCGTGCAGTAAACAGGGCTGCCGGGAACTTGTGAGATCCGGACGCTGCGTCGCGCATCAGGTGGAACGGTATCGGGACCAGGATTCGCGCCGCGGATCCGCTTCGCGCCGCGGATACGATTCCGTCTGGCGCAGGCTCCGGACAATGCAGTTAGCCCGCGAACCGTTCTGCCGGGAATGTCGGAAGACCGAAAAGATTCAACCGGCCGCCGAAGTCGATCACATCGTCCCGATAAACAAGGGTGGAGCGAGACTCGATCCGGCTAATCTGCAGAGTTTGTGCAAGCCGTGTCACTCACGCAAGACGCTGCGAGAGTCTGTTACACGATGACCACGAAACAACTCACTGCCGCGATCTACGCCCGGGTTTCCAGCGACGATCAGAACTACGACATGCAGCTCACCGAAATCCGCGAGTACGCCGCGCGGATGAAGTGGGAAGTCGTCGAATACACAGAGAAAATGTCGGCCGCGAAAGCGCGCCCGGTTCTCGCGCGTCTCATGCAGGATGCGCGGCTAAAGAAGATCGACGTCGTTCTCGTTTACAAGCTCGATCGATTCGGCCGAAGCGTCTCGGACATCGTGAATAACGTGCTGATCCTCGACCAGCACGCCGTTCGCCTGGTCGCAGTAACCCAGGGAATCGATACTGACCAGAAATCCCCGGCTTCACGCCTGATAATCCACGTCCTCGCCGCGGTCGCCGAATTCGAACGCTCGCTGATCGTCGAGCGCGTCCGCTCAGGAATGGCGCAGGCGAAGCGAACCGGAAAGCACTGCGGCAGACCGACGCGCGTCTGGTCGCGGGACGAAGCGCGGAAATTGCAGGCGCAGGGAATGAGCTACCGGAAGATCGCCGCTCAACTCGGCCAGTCCGAAGGCTCGATCCGCCGCGGGCTCAAAAGCGCCGGCTGAAAGAGTGCGTCAAAAGGGTTCACGCGAACCTCTCGTTTCGATGAAAGAAACAGGAAGGTTGCACGACCTCAAAGCCTGCGTAAAAAGGTGAACCTTATTACGCAAAATCCGCGTAATGCTTTGATTCCACATCAGTTAGTGGAGGGGTGGGCAAAATCTCCAGGCGATGAGCCGAGGAACCGCCGGAGGGGCCTTTTTCACGCGCGGCCAAAATCAACTTTTTGACCCTGGACCGAACGACCTCGAATCGAAAACATGCCAGGAAGACCGCCGAAGCCGACCGCGATACACCATCTGCAGGGAACGGCGCGCCCGTGCCGGATGAAAAAGCGCGCGGGCGAAGTCGAGGTTACGGCGCCGCTCGCGGATCCGCCCGACTGGCTGCCCGAAGGCGCGAAGGCGGAATGGAACCGCGTACTCGAGATCTCGGGCTATGCGAAAGCGCTGACCGAAGCCGACCGGGGCCTGCTGACGACCTACTGTCTGGTCTGGCAGGAGATCGCGCACGTGGTCGCACGCGACGGGTCGAGCATTCTGATACCGGCTTCGCGTCTGCAGTTGTTCGCCAACATCGCCGGGAAGCTGGGGATGACGCCAAGCGACCGGGTGAAGGTCAGGATGCCGGAAGAGAAAAAGCCGGCAAATAAGTTTGGCAAATTATGACCATTGAACAAGTAACAACAGAAGCACTGAAGCTGGAGCCCGGCGCAGTTTACGCGATCGAGTGTGATTCATATCTGAGCACGGATCAATTCGTGGAAGTCACTAACGCGCTCAGGAAACAGAGCGAATCGATTGGTTGTAAGTTTCTTCTTCTCGATAAAGGAATGAAGATCGCGCGCGCTGCCGCGAATCAGATTGAAAGCCAGGGCTAAGGGCAAGTACACCGACCGCGCGGCCGCGTACTCGCGCGACGTGATCGAAGGGAAGATTTCAGCCTGCAAGTGGGTCAGACTCGCCTGCGAACGGCAGGAATCGGACCTCAAGCGGAAGTGGAAGTTCCGCTATGACCTCGCGAAAGCGAACAAGGTCTGCGCCTTCGCCGAATGCCTCCCCAACATCAAAGGGAAATGGGGCGGCAAGGCTCTGAAGCTCGAGCCGTGGCAGTGCTTCATTTACTGCGTTGTCTTTGGCTGGGTCGACCGGAAGACTGGCACCCGTCGCTTCAGAACCGCATATAACGAACTGCCCCGCAAACAGGGCAAGTCGACTCTATCCTCTCCGATCGGCCTCTACATGCTGACCGAGGACGCGGAGGAAGGCGCCGAAGTCTACAGCGCCGCGACGACGCGGGATCAGGCGCGAATCGTCTTCGGGGACGCGCAGGCGATGGCGCGCAGGACTCCGGAGCTGGCGGAGCATTACGGATTAGCCGTCAACGCGCATAACATCAACGTGCTGCGGACGGCTTCGAAGTTTGAGCCTTTAAGCTCTGACGGAGACACGCTCGACGGGCTGAACATCCATTGCGCGATTATCGACGAGCTGCACGCGCACAAGACCCGGGATGTCTGGGACGTGATCGAAACCGGAACCGGATCCCGCCAGCAGAGTCTGATCTGGGCGATCACGACGGCGGGATCGAACAAAACCGGGATCTGCTACGAGCAGCGGGATTACGTCACGAAGATCCTCGAGCGCGTGGTTGAGGACGAAACGTACTTCGGGATCATTTACACGATCGACGAAGGGGACGAGTGGAACTCGGAAGCGGCCTGGCAGAAAGCCAACCCGAACTACGGGATCAGCGTCATTCCGGAAGACATCGCGCGACTGGCGCATAAAGCAGCGCAGACGCCGGCCGCGGTGAACAACTTCCTCACCAAACGGTTAAACGTCTGGGTGCAAGCAGACGCCGGGCTGTTCGATATGGCGGCCTGGCAGAAAGCCGGGGATCCACGGCTCAAGCCGGAAGATTTCACGGCTTACCCCTGCTACATCGGCGTCGATCTGGGATTTGTCGACGACATCGCGGCCACCCTGAAAGTGTTCATGGTCGACGGAATCCCGCACTTCTTCGGGCGATATTACCTGCCGGAAGAAACGATCGCCGAATCGAGAAATTCGCAGTACTCGGGCTGGCACAGGATGAATCGGATTATCGGCACAGACGGAAACGTGACCGATGAAGAGCGGATTATGGACGATCTCGCCGACGACTTCACCCGCTACGACGTGAAGGAAGTGGCGTTTGATCCCTACAACGCTCTGAAGATCGCGAACCCGCTGCGGAAGCGCGGGATCCCTGAAGCAAAACTGATTCAGTTTCCGCAGACCGTCGCGATGATGAGCCCGGCGGCCGAGGGAATGATGAAGCGCGTGCGCTCGGGCGAAGTGAAGCATGACGGCTGCCCTGTGCTCACCTGGGCCATGTCGAACGTAGTTGGTCATTACGACGCGAAAGATAACGTGTACCCGAAAAAGGAAAGACCGGAAAACAAAATCGATCCCGCGATCGCGGCGATTATGGCCTGCGCCCGAGCCTTGCCCGGCGGAGGACAGTCCGTCTATGAGACCCGCGGAATGGTGGTTTTAGGTTGATTGAAACTATGACAAGCCTCGCCTTCAGCGCGACGGGCATGGATATTTCTCCGTCCAACGCCGGCGGCGTGTCGATGGAGAATCCGCGCAATTCGCTTGCCCGCGTCTTCGAT